AAAGCTCATGATGATGCTCCGGATGCTGTGGAAGGCGGGGCAGTATTTATTGATCACAAGGTCAGCTCTGACACCAGTCAAATACAAACTAATGCCGGAAGGCGCACAAATAACAAACGATGGTAACACGTGACGATTTTAAAAGCCACTTATATGCCGAAATACTCAATGCGGTAGATCGTGGCGACGAGGACATACTTAACGACGCAATGGCCGCCGCTGAAGCTCAGGCTATGGGCTATTTAAGCCGGTATGATATAGACACGCTTTTTGCGCGTGAAGACGAGGCTCGCGATGACATGCTGCTTGTGGCTATTAAAGACCTTGCCGCTTGGCATTTTATTGTATTGGCAAATCCGGCAACCGATATGGAACTGCGCAAAACGCGTCGCGATGAGGCTATAAGTTGGTTAAAAGACATACAAAGTGGCAAGGTGGTACCGCGCAACTGGCCGCCTGCAATTGAAGAAAGCGCAGACCAACTATTTCACGTTAGCAGCGCGCCTAAGCGCAATACCCGCTGGTAATTTAAACACCGATTAAAACGCATTTAAATGGCACGAAAAGTAACCAATAGACGAACTACCAAAACGAAGGTCACCAAACCGGCAGGCGCTCCTGATCAGATCGTATTGCACAAGATTGAGGTACGACCTTACAATCGTACTGAGCAAGACATCCCTAACTGGAGGCGCGCAATTCAAAGCGCAGAATCTCAAATCCCACGGCGCAGCCTATTGTATAACCTCTATGCCGATGTTGATCTTGACGGTCACGTTGAGGCGGTGACAGGAAAGCGTCGCGATCCTATCAAAGCAGCCAACTGGCAATTTGTAGATAAGGAAGGTACACCGGTTGATACGGTTAATGATCTAATTGACTCAGTTGGTTTTGACGACCTGCTCGATGAGATTATGAACGCAAAGTTTTGGGGGTACTCTATGATGGAGCCCACCTTCTGGCAAGATCAGGACGGCAGCTGGGAAATGGACGCCGGACTTCTGCCGCGTCTCAATTACCGCCCTGAGAATGGTATACTGAGTTATGACAGCTACAGCGAGGAGGGCGTCAATATTCGCGAAGGTATTTATGCCAAAACCATTATGGAGGTCGGCAAGATCAAAGATTTAGGACTGTATATGAAAGCCTCACCGTACGCTATTCTCAAGCGTGGCGGCTTGGGTGATTATGCGGTGTTTGTTCAGACGTTTGGGAATCCTTTGATCGACGCGATGTGGAACGGCTTTGATGAGAAGCAACGCGTGCAGCTTCAGCAGGCGTTACAGGAAATTGGCGCAGGCGGAACCATCATAAGACCCGATGGAACCACCATCGACATCAAAGAGAATAACGTCAATGCCACAGGCGATGCACACGGTAACTTTTTGCGCTTTCTCAATGCCGAAATATCCAAGGCTTTAATTGGTACCACCGAGACTACCGAGAGCAGCTCCAGTTCTGGCTATGCTCAAAGTAAAACCCATCAGGAGCAAGACGAAAGCAAGCACGAGACCGATTTAAACTACGTTAGACGGGTGTTAAACTCCCGTTTTATACGCATCCTGCAAAGTGCCGGGTTTGATACTAAAGGCGGTCGCTTTATCATTCAGGGCGAAAGTCAGGAACTCACAGTTAAGGACAGTTATGAGATGTACAAGTCGATGCGTAAAGAATTAGGACTGCCTATTGACGACGATTTCTTTTACGAGACTTTTGACGTGCCAAAGCCTGAGAACTACGATAGCCTTAAGGCTGAGCAGAAAGAACAAAAGCCACCGGTATCGGAACCGAAACCCGGAGCAAAAAAGGCTAACAAAAAAGAAGATCCCGATCCGGTGAACCTTTCCCTTTCTGAGGAGGAAACCAAGGAGCAACTTGATAACGCATTGATGCGCTGGCTTAGACGCTTTTTGCCTTTTTTTTCAAAAGCCCCGGCGGAGACGACCGGGGCAACAGCCAGCTGTGGTCATCACCACACAATCAATCTGGCAGCGCTTGAAGGCTTTGATAATGATGGGTTGATCAATCGTATATGGGAGCAAAAAGGGAAGGTAAGTTTTGATGCTGCGCTCTTTTACTATACAGCAAGCACGTTGTTTAAGGGATTTAAAGAAGCTTGGGATAAAGCCAACACTATTACTTTAGCAGACGCGCCGGGCTTTGTGTATGGCATCGATGATCCTGCGCTGCTCACTGCATTTGAGCAAAATTTATTTAGATTTAGTGGAGCAAAAACCTTAGCAGAAGTGTACGAGTTAAACGAACTATTTAAAAAGGCTACCAGCTTTAGAGAATTTTACCAGATGGCTAAAGAGCGCTTAGGCGTCTTTAATAAAAACTGGTTAGAGACAGAGTACACCAGTGCGGTACTTACCGGAGAAGCTGCGGCAACGTATAACAGGCTTATTAAGCAAACAGAACTATACCCGTACTGGAAGTATAAAACCGCAGGTGATCATCTGGTAAGACCAGAGCACGCTGCCCTTAACGGTCTCGTTTTACCTTCTAATGATAAGCGCTGGGATAAGCTATTCCCGCCTAATGGATGGAACTGCCGCTGCTACATTGTGCCCCGTTTAAAAAACGAGGTGACTCAAGAAGAGCTGAGGGCTTCCCGCAAACGTGCTGATGCCTACCTGAACTCCAAGCAATTTAAAAGCGAGGCTTTACAGGGTTGGGGCGTTAACCGTGCAGCTACCGGCGAGGTGTTTACAGCAAACCAGCAATACGTGCATAAATTCCCCGGGAAAGCTTCAAAAATGATCAACACGCTTAAACCGGCAGACTGGGGTCTTGACAGCTACAGCAATGCCAAAAAGCAAGCTACCGAAGCTACAAAGACTTATGAGGGCACAGCTGCTGAATTCTTTGATCAGTTAGAAAGCCTTAATGACCTTCGCGTGATTAAAGACTATCACAAACGCCCGCTACAAGTAAAAGAGGGTAATTTTAAAAGACATACTAAAGGCCGTGCAGAACGAGTGCGTTTACTTGAAGCTTTAGGCCAGACGCTTACAGCCCCACACGAGGTTTGGTTAAATGGTGCAGAGCTGGGCGAGATGGTGTACATCTCATACTTTCTTGATAAAACAATCACAGTAAGGGCATCGATCAAAAACGGAACAATGGAGCTGCTTACGTGGTACGAGCTAACCGAAAAAAGAACAATCTTAAACAAACACCGCAACGGGCTACTGGTGTATAAAAAGTAAAACCCCGCTACAAGAGCGGGGTTATAGATGCAGGTTAATATCAGATGACGCCGTCCCTATCAGCCGTAGGCCGCCCCCGTCACCTGCTAGGTGTTGGCCGCCCCTTTACCGTCATCATCAACTTACTACAAAGATACAGTAAATGAACTATCAAAAGCAATTAAACGACTGGTTTTCACGTTTTGAGCATCGTTTTGATGCTGCCGTGCCTACAATAGTATCAGATACTGCTGTCGAGTTCTTTAAAGAGCGCTTCAATACGCAGGAGTGGGACGGTGTGCCTTGGGAGCAACTCAACCCAAAGTATGCTGCAAAAAAGACACGCGGTAATGGGCGTATACTCACCAGAACCGGAAACTTACAGGCATCTATAAGACCCACTCAAGTTAACGCCAACCGCGTGGTGATCTCAGCCGGAAATGCTAAGGTACCGTATGCCCGCATTCATAATGATGGCTTGCGGGTGCGTGGCGTGCAAAACGTGCGTGGCTATACCAATACCAATTTTATGGGTAAAGGTAAACGGGTACAGATCAAGGCGCATACGCGTACCGTAAATTACAAGATGCCTGAGCGACGCTTTATGGGCAATTCTAAGTATCTCAATCAAGCTATTATTAACCGCCTTACGGCATTTTACAACAATCGATGAAAACGCTATTTATAGACCTTACAGATCGTCTGCAAGCCCTTGATGTGATCAAATGGGCTGATGAAGACAAAGGGCAAATGAATTATGAGAAACCGCCTATTCTATTCCCGGCGACGCTGATAGACATTCAAGAACCCCGGCGGCAAAATCTGAACCTAAAAATACAGGAATGTAACGCCCAGATCACTGTGGCCATTTGCTTAGACTGGAGAGGCAACACCAATGCCGTCACTCCTGAAGCTGCACGCGAAAAAAGCCTGTTTTATTATGATGTGGAGGAAGCGGTCTATAAAGCCTTGCAAGGTTGGAGCAATGGGCAAATTAACGCGCTGGAGTGTGTAGGCAAGCGAAAGCAAAAAAGACCTGATCAATTTACCGTGCTAGAGCTTGTTTTCACCACACAATACCGAGACAGCTCTGCGCTAGACGCCGGGTAAATTCACGCGCCCAGACCAGTCAAAATGCGGGTATTGCTTGCGCAGCTCTGCAACCGGTGTACGCGCATCAACGAGGCGATTAACCAGGGCAGTTCGTTTTTTGAGTTCGTTGTAGATCGTGTCTGGCTCAAGGAAGAATTCAAGGTGCAAGTGATGTAGGCAATCTTCATACAGCATACGGCATATAGAACCGTAATAATAATACCGGTGTGCAATGGCATCTGCACGGCGTGCTAAATTAGGCTTGCTGTGCGCCGGCTCAATAGGCTGAAAAATAAGATTATCGTAAAGTGAGTATTGCCCTTTCATCTAGTAACAAAAATAACGGCTTGCTGTATAATAAGCAAGCCGTTAGCAAGGGGTGTTTTTAACAGGTTGTTAGAGCTTGGGAAATTCCATATTAACTTTATCAAACATATGTTTGTACTTATCCTTTAACATTATATAGTAGGAATCCCGTTCTGAAGAAGCAGCTTTTTCAACGTTTTTCAATTTTAAATACATAAATTCTTTTAAAGCTTCTTGAGCAGATGGTATATCATTGAATAACAAATGCTTCTTATATTCTTCATTAAAAAATTCTGGTGTGCGCGTTCCTAATTGTCTCTTGATGCAACTGACGTTGTAACACATAACAAAAAAGCATATGACTCCGATGAGTTGTAAAATAGCTAATGCGGGGTAAATAAAATTTAATAGTCCTTCCATTTTAAGAGTTTTTTAATTTTATGGTTAAATATAATGTTTGATAATAATTTAAGTATTACAGATTTCCTTATTTAATACATTCTTACCTCGTATTCTCCTAAAGATGTAGAGGGGAGTACTTCTACAGTATTGAATCTGACCTTTTGATCGGGTGATAAATAGCGATGATTGTTTAAGATGTGTTCATATTCGTAATAAAAACCACAACCAACAATGATGATACTAGGAAGCGATTTATTAGTTCTACGGTAATGAAAAAACAGCTGATTTAATGCTTCGTCAGGGATGAATCCTTGAACAGTATGTTGAATGATTGGTTCTTTCATAATTAATGATCCTCGTTTGCAATGTTCCAGTGATGAAAGCAGTAGCCAAGACTATAGGGCTTATTAGTACAATCTTTTATAATGCACATTTCATCGGAATTTGTTTTAAGTTCCAGATCAGGATCCAAAACATCAACTTTAGTGATGTGGCTAAATAATTCATTCAGCTCCAGAAGATCTTCGACCTTTACAACTTTACTTTTCGCTACTTGTATATCATCAAGTTGTGGGTGTGGTGCTTCTACCCATTCGGTGTAATGTACGAGTGCGGTGATCATCCTTCTCCTTTTTTAGCTGAATGTATCTTTCCCCAATCACCGGTAAAAACATCGTTCATAATTGATTCTTCGGTGATTTTTTCAAGGCGTATCAGCGCGTCTAAGTTTTGCAAACTGCTCATTTGCATACGCGTCATTTTGGTCTTACCATAGACAGGAATACCTAATTTGAACGCCTCCTTAATCTCGCCCAGCATTCCCCGGGTTATGCCATCACCATACAACCACACTTCACGTATGGCGCCGCTTTTAAGTACACAGCGGCCATTTTCTAAACCTCTGGCACGTTCTGCCGGGTC